GCTGATCGACGGCAGAGAACAGCAGCTCAAACTGCCTGATCTGCTGCTGGTCGGTCAAGAACTCCGCGAGCTGATCGCGGGTCAGGTTCAACTTGCGGGATTGTGGTGCGGTTGCCATCAGTATGCCAGCGCCTCGATCTGTGCCTCAAGGCGTGCAAACGACACATGGGCATCGCTGTCGCCACGGAAACGCTGTATGCGCCAGTTACGCATATGGCCCTGCTGGAACCAAGCAAGTCGTTTTGCAGTGCTGCCAATCGTGCCGACTGCAATGCTGCGGTCTTGACTCCACGCTATGCCGTTGACACTGTAACTGGTGCTGATCTGCGGGTTCTTGCCCAGCGCCACGCTGCCGGTCAGTGCAACCAGCTCAAGGCGGTTGAAGACCGCGCCATTGCCTTCGTTGTAGACGATGACCGTGCCAAACTCCCAGCGCACCTGCTGTCCCCAGTGATGGCCGGTGTCCTGAACGAGATAGCCGATTGAGCTGGACTGCGGATCGCCAACAAGCCACTTGTCGTATATCCAGACCATGTTGCGTGCGCGGTACTGGCTAAAGCCGACCACGGCGCTTGTGAGAGTAAACCAGACGGGCTGCTGCAAAGCCTCAGATGCAGAGGCGTCATAGACCACTGTGCGGTCTGGCAAATGAACGTAGAGGTGCTGGTGGTTCTTGTCGTTGCGTGCTTCCAGTTGAACCTTGACCAGTTGCGCCTCGGTGTACGTCAGGAGCAGATTGTCGATTTCCTGGGTGCTGATTTTCTGGGTAGTAGCCGCTGCGCCAAGGTAGATGCCGGGTGCCTCGTTCCTGCCGCCGCCCAAGAAGGCAATGCGCTCCAAGTAGATGCAGCAGGCGTGCGTGCCAATAGCGCCCTTTTGGACTTGTGCGCCATCAATGCGTGCGAATGGGAACAGATCGCCGCCTACGTTGTCGAAGACTTCCATCGTGTTGCTGTTGAGCGCATAGACTTCATTACGCAGCTTGATGAGTGCAACAACAGGATCAGGGTCTACCTCGGAACTGCCGTATTTCAGGGGGTTAACCTGGGTCGGGTCTGACAACTCGGTGACAACCAAATTGGCACCGTCTGTGGTCATGAAATATCCATCCACCCAACAGAAATCCAACACGACGCCAAGGTCTGGGTCGGTGACTTGTCTGAGGATTGGGGCAGTTGGGTTCCAACCTATGGTGCCTGGTGTGTTTACTGGAATCCAATAATACAGTCGCCCACCGGATGCAATGGCCAACACATCGAAGCTGTAGTCCATCGTCACCAGCTCGGTGACAGGCCCGCCAACATCACCTAGCACGGTCACAGCGCCATCGCTGGCCACAGAGACCAGCTTAGTGCCCATCACACGGTAACAGACGCCGTTCCAATTGATGCCGCCTCGGTCTACGCCTGGGCCTGTGCCGTTAGCCACAATGCCGTCTCCAGGCCGCAGAAAGCCATTGCTGATGCCTGACGCCTTTGGCACCGGCACCATGTTCACAGGGTAGGCGGTGCGAAGCTCTGGTGTGCTGTCAGTGTAGATGCCGCTAAGTATGGGGATTTGCATGGCTTACCACTTGACCTTGTTTGCCCAATACGCTGCGCTCATTTTGCCCTTGGCGATGTTGCTCGCGTGCCTAGCCTTGAATGCTTCATTGCGCTTGCTGCCATCTGGGGAACCTGAAACACCTTGCTGGCCGAAGCGAATGGTCTTAACCTGATCCCCAGACTTCGCCACCACAACGTGGCTTTTGGTTGGATGCGATGGCGTGCGCTTGGGCTTGTTGTAGCCCTCGACGCCGACGCGAGCCAAGCGGGTGTCTTTAGTTGCCATTAGGCGACCCGATACCAGCTATTTGTTGCTTGGTAATATCGAACGGTAAAAAAAGCGTTTGCCGCCAAAGTAGTCGGTGCGCCGAAGGCTGCTGCTGCGCCGTTTAGGGCCAGCGTGAAGCTGGTGATGATCTGAGTGGTAGTAACCAGCACTTGGGTGCCATCGGGCACGCCAGTGTTCAAGGGAAGCGTGATCGTTCCCGTAGCCAAAGTGCCGGCAGGCTGGATCAGCATCCATTGCTGCTCGGTGGTTGGCGTCGGCACCGTGATGTTAAATCCAGTTCCAGGCGTATACAGATTCGTAGCCACCGTTGGGGCTGCAAACGTCTGCTGGAAATATTGCAGCAGTTGCGTGACCGATACCCTGCGTGCATCACCATTGTTGGGCACGTAAACTGGGATCTGATCGCCGCCCGAAAGCTGAGAAAGTGGTGAGAGTTGATTGATCGTAGGCATGCTGTTCCTCAGTAGTATTCGATGGGGCCATCGCCACCTGCCAAGACTGGGTTAGCTGGGGGGCGGATAAATGGATTGTCATAGACGCGCCAGGGCTTATTACCTGCGCCCGCTGGCATGGTGCTGGGCAGTTGCTGCTCCATCGGCATAGCTGCGATTGATAGGAGCGTGTTATAGGACTCTTTAGCCGTGGCTTTGGTGTCAGGCATCACCTGTTTGCCGTAACTCGGGGCTAGTTTGATGGCCAGGTTGGTGTAGATGGCCTCGTTTGAGCTGTCTGGCACGTTAGTCTGCTCGTCCAGATCGCTATCTTGGGGGCTGGATGGCAGCGGGTAAGCCAGCCGGATGCCCAGAGCATTCCAGGCAGCCATCATGGTATCAAGCCTGCGCAGAGCTGATTGCATTTGCTCTGGGCCAAGATCGAATGCATAGGAGGCCAAGCCGATCTCGTCGAAAGCCTGCTCGATGAATTGGCGCTTGGTCCATCCCATGTCATTCTCCTAGTTTGTCTTGGATCAATTGTCCCAGCTTTTTGTCCTTTGTGCGACCATCAAATTTGATTCCAAGCTCTGTGGCCTTGGCCTCTAGTTCTTCGCGAGTTGGGGGTGCATCGTCTTGCGGTTCAGCTTGTGCCTCAATGGCATCAATGGGCGATGGGTAGTATTGCTTGATCGCTTTGCGCTCAAGTGCCGCAGTCTTTTTAGACTTGCGCTTTTGCAGGCGCAACTCTTTCCAAGCGGGGAGAGTTTTGTCTTTGATGATTGCGGCTGACCTAATCATTTCTTAGCTTTCTTCGCTGTTTTGGCAGACGCCACAAAGTCAGCCTTTGTAGGTGCGCCTTTGGTGCCAGGCTTACGCATTTTCTCTTTGCTACCGGCTTCAATACGAGCACGTTTAGCTGCAATATTGGCATAAAGTCCAGGTTTCATTTCATGGCCTTTTTAGGTGCTTTGCTTGGCTTGCCAGCTTTCATTGCGGCCTTGCGTGCAGTGGACAGTGCCACGGCTACGGCTTGTTTCTGCGGCATACCAGATTTCATTTCCTTGGAAATGTTTTTGCTGATGGATTTCTGCGAGTAACCTTTGGTCAGTGGCATATCAATCTCCATGGAAAACAGGCCGACATCTCTGCCGGCCTGTCTTAGTTTTAGCCGCCGATGCGGTAGACGATGAAGGTATCTGCCGCAGTCTTGCGAACACGGAAGCGTGCAGCCGCACCAGACGTGGCCGCCGTTGCAGCAGAGCCAACGATGGTCACGTTTGTATTGACCGTCAGGGTCAGAGCAAATGCAGCCAAAGTAATGACGGTGAAGTCAAACGAATCGCCGGTTGCCCACTCAGTTGCCAGGTCAAGGTTTGCACCAGTTGGCAGTTGAATGTTACGGCTTGCCGTAGGCGTTGCGGTGATGATGCCGGTCAACAATTCAGCGGCTGTGGCGATCATCGAACCACCATCAGCAATGTTGGCTGGCGCGCCCTGGGGCTGCCAGTTGCCGTTGTTGCTGATGTCAGGAGCAACGCCCACCGAGTAGTAAGCGCCCGATGCACCGGCCTGGATGGTCACGATAGTGGCATTGGTGAATGCGCCTGACACATAGGTGGTGTTCTCGACAACAGTCAGCAGGTCTTGCGAATCAGGGAAATTGGGGAAACCAACTTCCTGAAACACGCTTGCTGGTGAGAAGGCCTGAACGGCGATTTTTTCGCCAGCGGGCACAGTGACAACGGCCGTGCCTTGGGTAAAGATTACTTGATAGCTCATGATTTAACTCCTTATGCCTGACCGAACAGCAAGATACCAGACATTTCTGGCTGCTTATTGACAACACCAAACAAGGTATCAAGACGATACTTGGTTTTCATGGTGTCGACATCGTATTGCTTCTGCATGACAAGCTCGATGCCCTGATCTGTAGATGCACGCATCACTGCGACACCAGCATCAGACGGGACAGCGTAACGGCCAGGCAGAATCTCCAGCGCATCTTTCTGCCAGAAGCAGTTAATAGGCGCAGCAGCCACGTTCAGGCGCGTGATGGTGCGGCCAGCGGCTGGGGTAACGATGACGTTTTGATATTGCAACTCAGCGTCACTTCCACCCTGGGCCGAGATAATCGGGGGAGTAATGACGCAGGTCGTAGCATTAATCACCTGAACAACGCGGAAGGTTTTGTTGAAACCCGTGCCTTGTTTGGTGATGTGATGCACAGCCTCAACGCCTTGAATCTGGATCGGCGTACCGGCAGGCAGGTCAGTGGTGCTAGAGACCGTGATGGTCTGGAAGCGATTGTCCACGTTCTGAGTTTCACCCGTAGCGGCAGTCTGGGTTGCTTGCGGAACATAGTAGTTGCCGGCAGCAGCCAAGGTGCTCATCGTCGGGTCTGAACCGGTGCGAGCCGCGATGCGGTTTGCATAGTCCAGCTTGTAGGTCTCGAATCCTGCAACCATACCAACGAAAGAACGCTCGAAAGCGGTATTCGACTTGTTTCCAGAGAAACTGCGCGATGCACCGCCACCAGTAGCGCCACCGGCAATATTGCCAGCAATGCCGTTGTAGTCGCGCGACGACAGGGCCAGGTAACGATCGAAGGCTTGCACGCCCTGCTCGTTCATGATGCTGTCGCACAGGGCCACATCATCATAGTCACCAGCCGCGGTGTTCACGGTCACGACCAGCGAGCCTTGTGCTGCGGCCACGTTCATGATGGCAATGTTGATGTCGGAGGCCAGCTTTTGCTTTGCAGCATCACCCAGACGACCCTCTTGCAGCGCATCACGCAACTCAAGTGCGTCCAGAATCCACGGCACAGACTTTTGGAAGCCGAGCGTGGCAGGGACGGTGAGCTGAGTGTAGGCAGTAAAGTTGCCGGTCTGGTCCATGCCGTCATAGCTTTGGGCGATGTAGGGCTGGGGACGATAAATCACGTTATTGGTGCGCTCCATCATCGTGCCGTCGGTGTTGTAGACCGAGACATTGCGGGACAACACCAGAGCATCGTTAAAGCCTTCGAGGATGTCCTCGAACGCAACGCGCTCTTCTTTTGAAAAACTATTA